TTGTGAACCCAATCGCTACCTTCCCGAACACAGGAGTAGTAGTATTTGGACAGAAAACATTACAAAAAGCCGCAACTGCTCTTGATAGAATTAACGTAAGAAGATTGCTAATCTCAGTTAAGAGCTTTATTAGCCAAGTTTCTCAAAACTTAGTATTTGAGCAAAACAGCTTAGCTACTAGAAATAACTTCTTAACACAAGTTAATCCATTCTTAGAAAGCGTACAACAAAAACAAGGTTTATACGCCTTTAGAGTAGTAATGGATGAAACAAATAACACACCAGACGTTATTGATAGAAACCAGTTAGTGGGTCAATTGTTCTTACAACCAACCAAGACAGCAGAATTTATAATCCTAGACTTTAACGTATTACCAACAGGAGCCGAGTTCCCAGTCTGATAAAAATTAAAGTCTAACATATTTATAATAAACAAATAAAATGGCAGTATTAGATCCCAACGAAATATTCACAACAGCGTTTGAACCCAAACAAACAAACCGCTTTATCCTTTTAGTAGACGGTTTTCCATCGTATATAATCAAAGGAGTATCCGCGGTTGGCCTAGCCCAAGAAGTAGTAACTCTTAACCATATAAACATTTATAGAAAAGTAAAAGGTAGAACTACCTGGAACGATTTAACAATGACTTTATATGATCCAATTACTCCTTCCGGTGCTCAAGCCGTAATGGAGTGGGTAAGATTGCACCATGAATCAGTAACTGGTAGAAACGGTTACTCTGACTTCTACAAGAAGGACTTAACCATTAACATTTTGGGTCCTGTTGGTGATATAGTCAGTGAGTGGATAATTAAGGGTGCTCTAATAACTTCTGCCGAGTTTGGTGAGTACACATGGGATGGAACAGGTGAAGCTACTAACTTGACCTTAGGTGTTACCATGGATTACTGCGTATTGAACTTCTAATACTTTTTAAATACAAAAAATTAGGGCGCTTCGGCGCCCTTTTTTTATTTTGCTATATTTATAACAAAAGTTATTATAATGAGTGAAACATTAAAATTTCCAACTGAAATAGTTGAATTACCTTCTAAAGGTTTAATATACCCTGAAGATCACCCACTAAAAGAAGGTAAAGTTGAAATTAAGTATATGACCGCTAAAGAAGAGGATATACTTACCAACCAAAATTACATAGATAAAGGCACTGTTTTAGACAAACTACTTGAATCTCTTGTAGTTACTAAAGTAAATTTAAAAGACATTTGTACTGGGGATAAAAATGCCATTTTAATAGCTTGTAGAATTTTAGGTTATGGCAAAAATTATAATTTTACCTATGATGGTGAAGAATATAGTGTAGATTTATCCTCCTTCGATAATAAAGATATAAACGAAGAAGTACTTTCACAAGGATCTAACATTAAATTCACATTACCCAGTAGTGAAAACGAAGTAACTTTTAAAATCCTTACTGAAAAGGATGAAGAAGACATAGAAAAAGAAATTACAGGCATGTCTAAATTTAAAGCTGGAGGGGTTGTTACTACTCGCCTCAAGCGTACCATCACCTCAGTAAATGGGGAATCTGATCACAATAAAATAAAGGATTTTGTAGAAAATTACTTATTGGCATCAGATGCTAAGGCACTTAGAGACTACATTAAAGAAATATCACCAGGAGTAGATATGACTTTTAACGATGGGGAAAAAGATATAGACCTCCCTATCACCCTTACCTTTTTTTGGCCTGAGCTTGGATGAAATACCCCTGCTTAGGCAAAATTTATTCGGTCAGATACACGAAATAGTATTTCATGGGCAAGGTGGTTATGATTATGCCACTGTTTACAATATGCCTATTTGGTTAAGGAAATTTACCTTTAAAAAGATTAAAGGTTGGTATGATGCTGCTAAAAAAGATAATAAAGCTGAGGATTCTTGGTTAAAGGGGGAGGCTAGAGATGAAGCAGCTAAAAATAAAGGTGTAACACGCCCCAAGTTTATTAAAGCAGGTTATAAAACTTAAACTTTAAATATTTATAACCATGGCAAAATCTGCTGAGGAATTAAGAAGAGAGAATGAATTATTAAAGGAACAGATATCCCTTAATAAAGCTCTTAAACAGGTTGAAAATGAAAGATTCCAAACAGACGAAAATCTATTAGACAACGTTAGGGAAAACCGTAATATTGTAGAGGATATTACTAAAGCCCTTAAATTCCAAGTAACAGAAAAAAAAGCACTTAGAAAAGCCTCAGATTCCATATATGAGGTAACTCGTAATAGTTTTAGACTTCTAAAAGAAGAGTTAGGTTTAGATAAAACTAAAGATAAACTCTTAAAAGATCAAAAAACTATAACAAAAGAAATTTTAACTTTACAATCTTTAAAAGGAAAAATTTTAGAAGGTGATCCTGAAAGGCAAGCAGCAATAAATGCAGAAATAGATGCCCAAATTAAATCTGCTATTAAATTAAAAGATCAAATAGCAGAGATAGCAGAAGAATCTGAAAAAGTTCGAAATAATTTAGGAGTTAAAACCTTTGGAGCCCTCTCAGAATTAACTTCTAGAATCCCTGGTCTTAACAAATTCTCAGGCCCATTTGAAGAAGCAGCAGAAGCCGCCCGTGAGACCGCTGTTTATAACAGAGAAATGTTTGGCAGTGCTAAGGGTTCTGTTGAAATGTTAAAAACAGGTAATGGGTTTACTGCAGAAAGGATTAAAAAATTAGGTTTAGAAAAACAATTTTTAGATAAAAACGGTAAAATACTAACAGGTTCGGCAGCTAAAGCCCGAGCAGTAAGTAAGGGAATAAAAATACCCTCAGTTAGTCCTTTAAAAGCAGGTTTTAAAGCTTTAGGCCCTATAATCAAAAAGGCATTAGGTCCTATTAGTATTATTTTAACTGTAGTAGATGTTATTAAATTCTTCGCAAAAGCAGCAGGTGAAGCTTCTAAACAAACTGCTACACTTGCTAGAAATTTGGGAATATCAAGAGAAGCTGCAAGAGAAGTAAGGGACAATACATTCAACACAGCTAATACTTTATTAGTAACTAATAAAAGTTTAGAAAACACGGTTTTACTTCAAAAAGATATTTTTGCATCACAAAATAATGTTAACAAAGCCTTAGGAACTAATCTAGACCTAAACACAGAGTTAGGAAATGTAGGTAAAGACATACTAACTAATTCCACAGCTTTAACAACTATAATAGGGGTAAGTGCTGAAGCCCAAAATGCTCTTAATAGACAATCTATTAGAACTGGCAAATTTGCTAGCGATATTACAAAAGAAGTATTTGGCACAGTTAGAGCCCAAAATCTTCTTAATAATACTCAAATAGATGAGCAAGAAATTTTAGAACAAGTAGCTAAAACATCTAAAGAAATCCAAGCTATATTTGGCTTCAACACAGCAGAAATAGCAAATGCTATTTACCAAGCTAAAAGATTAGGATTTGAATTCAGCGACCTAAACTCAGTTGCAGGTAATTTATTAGATTTTGAAGGTTCTATATCAAAAGAATTAGAAGCTGAATTAATTTTAGGTAGAGATATCAATTTAGAAAAAGCAAGAGCTGCTGCTTTAAACAATGATTTAGTAGGAGTAGGTGAAGAACTTAGAGCTCAAAATATTGACATTGTCAAATTACAAAAAGAAAATAGAATAGCAGCCGAATCCGCAGCAGCTGCTATGGGTATGACTGTAGAACAGGCTGTTAAAGCCCAAGAAGAGTTTGAATTACAAAATAAAATTCAAGATAGCCTTAATAAATCTCGCCTTAGAGGAGTAAAAATAGAAGTTGATGGGGTAAAACAAGTATTAAATGCCGAAAAACTTCGTAAAATGGGCATAGATGATATTAAATCCGCACTTGGTAAAGTTAATGTTACTAACGAAGAATTAACAGAAATTTTAGGAGAACAAGTTTACAGAAATAAACTAGCAGAAGATTCCCAGGCCAAATTTAATAAAGCTTTAGAAAAAGCAAAAGAAGCGTTTATATCTTTAGTAGATGGAGGATTATTAGATAGACTAGCAGATGGTCTTACTAAATTTGTTGATAGTGATTTATTTAGAACAATAACAGGTATTAGCAAAGAAGAGCAAGAATTTGGCAGAATTGAAGCCCAAGTAAGACAACAACAAGCTGCAGGGGTACAAATAGACCAAGAGTTATTAGATGCAATACAAGCTACTCGCGATGATTTAAACAATGATCGTCAAGCTTTTGAACGAAGTGGATTTTCACAATTCGTTACAGCTAGATTTACTGATTTTGATAAGGAAAATAGACTTGGAGAAAGAGAGGAATTAATTAATAGAGGATTTAGTGAACTTGAAAATAATTCCATAAACGTACAAGATTTTACTATCCGTACCCACCCTAAAGATACTTTAGTAATGGCTGGTGGTACTAAGTTGAATGAAGACTCTAAAGAAACCAATCAACTCCTTAGAACCCTTATCACAGCCGTAGAGAATGGAGGTAATGTTTACTTAAACAATCAATTAGTAGGAGAAATTAGTAGCCAGCAACAATTAAACAGTTTTAGGGCAGGAAGCTAAATCTTTTAATATTTATAAATAAAATACCATGGGATTATTAGACAAATTACAAACACAAGGATCAAACTTTACAAAGTTTAATGGAGCTACCCCTCCTATTAACCCTTTATCTACAAAGCAATCTAAACTTCACGCTAACGGGGCACAACCTGGATACTCTTTAAATGGAGCTAACGCTAGTGAAGTAGGACCACAGTACAATTTCTATGATGATGGTACTCCTAACTCATTACCTAAGCCTTCAGCCTTAGATACAAATGGAGTAACACCTAACGGTCCTCTTTCAAATCCTACTACCATTCCTATAAATAATACTTTTATAAATGGCCAGTATTTGAATAACTTACCTACTGATTTAATAGATAGGGCAACAGACGTACTTTAAGCTAAATGGCTCTTGTAGATCTTAAAACCGATCTTAAGTCCCTTAAGTTTGGAAGGGATAGATTGGGTGGGGGAAGTAGTGGACAACCTTATATAACAAAGGAAATTCCCGAAAACCTTACTCCCACTAACTTCTTGGAAAGTTTAACAGGAGCCGATTTTATTGTAAGGGGTGGGGCCTTAGCCCTAAACAGAACCGTAGACGATAATTCCAGAATAACTAAATTATTTGCTGATACCAAATCCCCTAATGGTTTAGTTTTTATAGGTAAGCAACAAATACTTGCCCGTCAAAACCCCAAAACAGGAGCCGAGCCTGGAAGAGTATTTAACCCTTTAAATACAATACTCACAGTAGATGGTACTGCTTTTGGTAATCACTTTAATAAAGAGGGTTTACTACCCATTATAGCAGAACAAGATAAGTATTTATCTAAAACCCAAAACGATTACAATACCTTTGCTATAAACGATTCTGGAGGGTTTGAAATTACAAATAAATTAGGTTTATTATACTATTCTAAAATTTTAGGAATAAACCAAAGCGGTTTACAATCCCAAGCAGAACCTTTTGGTGTTGAATTGTTTAATAAAGATTTATTATTCCAATATGATGGTGGTCCCAACTCATTTCTAGGACAAACACAAATCCGCCGTTATGAAGATACGACAGGAGATGCTAATATCCCCGGATCTAGCAATAGAAGTGCTCGTGTCCAAAATCAAAATGCCCCCCAAGACCAAAAATTCATACTGTATGATAATGTACTTTTAGGTGAAACTGATGGTATAGGAAAAGGGGCAGCTGAGTTTGGTAGTACAGGTATTAGAAACTTCTTAATAGATCTTTTTAATGAAGAAAGAAGTGGTGTTTCTCAAGAAAGAAAAAACCAAATAATAGGAGACCCTGTAAATTATAGCACATTTAACAGAGCTAAAACCTTTGGTGAAGGTAACCCAGGTCTTAAGGGCAAAAATAAATTTGCTTACTACACTACTTCAACCTCAACTCCCACCCCAGATCCTAATATATTCCAAGAAGATAAAATAAACGCTAGAGTTTTATATAATTCTAATTCTAATGTAGCTAAAACTGGGGAAGGGTACGATGATCTTATAAAATTTAATATAGGGGTTATAGATAATGACTCTACAGATAGTAACCCTCGCAACACTACTTGGATACATTTTAGAGCATTCCTAGACTCATTTACAGATAATTACAACCCTACTTGGAATTCATACAATTTTACAGGAAGAGGAGATAAATTTTACCAATATGAAGGATTTACTAGGGAGGTAAGTTTATCCTTTAAAGTGGCAGCTCAATCCCGTTATGAAATGGGTCCTATGTATGAAAAACTAAACTATCTTGCTTCTACCACAACCCCTGATTATTCTAGTGGGGGCTTTATGAGGGGTAATATAATTAGATTAACAGTAGGAGATTATTTAAATTCTGTATATGGAATATTAACAGGGTTAACTTATGATGTCCCTAATAATTCTTCGTGGGATATAGCAAGAACTGTAAAAGGGGAAGTAGATGCTAATGGAAAAGAATTACCTCATATAATAGAGGTATCTCAATTTAATTTTACCCCTATCCACAACTTTATATCTTCTAAGGTAAATAATAACTACATAATAGGTGACCAATCCGCCCCTGATTCTAGATATATTTCTATGGGAGAAGGTGGAGGTGGGTATTCTTATACCCAAGAAGCCCGAAAAGTTGCTAACCAAACTACGACAACATAATGGCTAGAAGATATCAAAGAATACAAGTATTAGATTCTAAACAAGAGAATAGTACTGTAAGATACTACGCTACTACAAAGTATCCTACTATTCCTTTAGATATAAATGACATATATGTTATAACAACAGTAGGAGATAGATATGATACTTTAGCAAATACTTTTTATAGTGATCCTCAACTGTGGTGGATTATTTCTATTGCTAATGAATCTCTTAATCAAAATTCTATCGTACCCCCTATAGGTTCCCAAATAAGAATCCCATCTAATCCTGCTAAAATTATATCATTATTTAATGCTCTAAACTCCACAGATGTAGAAAGTAATGGCTGAAAATGTTATAGGTTTAAATATAGAAGAGGGTGTCCGTGAACAAATTAAAAAAAGGCAAGAAAAGTTAGGACAAACGGATATAACCCCTGATATTATTCAATACACTAGTGCTAATAGCTCTTGGATGAGACTAGCCAGCAGTGTAGACTTAAATGAGGAAAATGAATACGCTCCTAAAGGTAGTGATTTAGCTAAAAACTTAGTATTATTTGGCCCTAATGTAAAAGTAACAGATACTTATTCTGACCCCACCGCAGTTGATGTAGTAACAGGAGAAAACACGAGTGATAAAATATATACTCCCTACCAACCCACCCAAGCATTAACTAGCTTTAACGGAGAATACTATAACACCCCAGGAAGTTATGGATTTGGGGATATAAGCAAGTACGGATTTTCAGGCCCCCCAGGAATAGAATCTATAGAAGTTCAAGCTTTAAATAGGGGTGCTATAAGAAAAGCTAACATATCTATTGTAGCACAAAACCCCGCTCAGTTTAAGCTAATAGAGGCTCTTTATTTAAGATTAGGGTTTTCTATGTTAGTAGAATGGGGCCATACTATGTACTATGATAATGATGGTAACTTTATTACTAGTCCTCCTTTTTCTAATCAAGCTTTTG